GACTAGAGACGAATTATTAAAATTATGGAAGGATGGAAGTTCCTTCATTCTAACTCTCAGCGAATTTTTAACACAGGAGATGTGGGAACAATGCCAAGAGTTTGAAAAGCATTATGGAATAGGACAGGCAAACATTTACTGTAGTAATAATAAAGAAGCTAAGTGTTTTCCTATTCATGCTGACTCCACTGATAACTTTCTATTCCATGTTAGAGGAAAGATACGGTGGTATATTTACAAAGAGTTTGCAACAAAAGAATACCGACCAAAGGATGCAACACTAGAAAAAGTTATTGATTTGGATGAAGGGGATTTACTCTACATTCCGAAAAAGAAGTATCATAAAGTAGATACTTTAAGCCCAAGAATATCAATTAGTTTTCATTTCACAGAGTTGAAAGGAAAGCCTTACAAAAGGAATAATTGGTACGATTGGAAGCCATAGGAGAGTAACATGGCAGATGAACGATTCAGTGGAGATATGTCACGGAACGAAGTAGAAATAGACCTTAATAAGTTTATGGAACTCGTAACCGAAAACAGTAATCTGAAAGCTGAAATATTAAAGTTAGAAAATGATAAAGAACCCGAGAATCCGTGGCAACGCTGGATTTGGCTATCTTCAATGATAGACGCTTGGAGAATCTTCCCTCGTTTATTTCTAACAGTATATATTGTACTACTCTATAAATGTACAATATGGTTTATGGATTTACCAGACCCTTCAATGGAACAATCAGGTTTGATTAGTATTGTTGTTGGTGCAGGTGCTGCTTGGTTTGGACTTTACGCTGGTACAGCAAAGGACAAAATTAACGGCAAGTAAACCATGGAGTCGATGTGGAAACACTATTGCAAGTGGGTATGTAATATAGTTTATGTACCCATTGGCATGAGGTGTCCATATTGCAAGAAATCAGAAAATAATACTTGACATATGCTTATAATTTTAGTATAATATACATATGAAAAATACAGAATACAACGAATACAAAACAGTTAATATGTGGAACTCAGAAACAAAAGAGTTTGAAACATACCATTACGGAGAATGCAAACATTGTGGGACATCAGTACAGTCAGATACTGGCGACTGTCCACACTATAAGTGTTGGATTGCGTAATGAATTTATTCTACCTAGACGAGGACTTGGACAAATGTGCCGAGTACCATGTAGACAAGCACATAGTAAAGATGCCTCTCGAGGCAGCACAACTCTTATGCACAGCTATATGGATTGACCATGTACTAGGTTTTGTACCTCGTGCGCTTGACAAGGACGAACGAGAAGTACTAAATAGTGAGAAAGCCAAGATTAAGCACCTACCGCTTGACCAGCGACCGCTCACGCCATACCTACCGATGATGTATAATCATCCGTGTACGATATGGGTAAGGTCGAGCTTGGATAACTTTGAGTGGACTCATTGTTACGCTAACGCGTTAAATGATGAGTACCACTATCGTTATGGCAAACAACACAAATCCATAGTGGAAGTAGTAAATAAACTACCTGAGCCAAAGAATATGCCTAGACTTGGATTTACAGAATTCGGACTAGCAATGCCAGATGACTTGAAAGATAATGATAATCCTATACAGAGCTATCGTGATTACTATCATCTAGACAAAGCTACGTTCGCTGCATGGTCTCACAGAGACAAGCCTCATTGGTGGAGCGAAGATTACGCTGACTATGAGAAAAGGATAACAAGAACATGAAAAAAGTAATGATAGGAAACAAGGGAGTAATATTTCCCGATAGTATTAGTGATGAAGACCTAGCAAATCAAGTAAAAAGACTAGAGACAAATCAGAACTTAAGACGACCTATTGTAGTTAGAAAAAGCAATGGCACTGAATATCAGTTGCTAAATGGAGTAAGATTAAATAATGGAAAAAGATAATGTACTAGATACCTTACTAGGAATTACAAAAACACCTACTGAGACAATGTCTCATACTGCTATGATAAAAAATAATTTAACACAACAAAGAGAAGTAGTTGAACAAGAAATTGACCTACTTAAAGGACAGTTAAATAAGAAAAGAGAATATCTTGCAAAGATAGAAGGTGGATTAGATGTACTAGATGAATTAGAAAAATGATTCACATACTAGACGATTTTTATCCCAACCCTATGGAAGTGAGAGAAGAAGCTCTCAAATTATTCTATTACCCTGGAGGTAAAGGAACTACTAATAACTTTCCAGGAAAGCGCACAGTTGGTACTTTCTCAGAAGAAAACAGACTGTACTGTCGTAATAGATTAGAAAAAGTTATTGGAAGCAAGTTAATAGATTTTCCAGCTATGAACAGTAATTGTGGATTTACCTTAGGTATAGAAACAGATAGAAGATATAAAAAAGGTAAGACTTTAAATTGGATTCATAATGATATTATGCCGTCTACAGTAAAGTCTAATACTGAGCATGGTTCTACTGGCTGGGCTGCTATTGTTTATATGCAACCTGCGGCAGATGTTAGTACAGGAACAGGACTTTTTAGAAATAAAAGAACAGATAAAATCTATGCAACTGAAGGCAAAATGAAAGGAAATGAAAATGCTGCCTTTTTTGGAGAGTGGAAAGCTAAAGAGGGTGATAAAGATTGGGAACTACATACTTATGTAGGTAATATTTTTAACAGATGTGCAGTTTATCCTGCTCATTATTGGCATGCCCCGTTTAATGCAGGGTTTGGCTACGACAAGAAAACAGGTAGATTAGTACAAGTTTTCTTTTTTAACTCGGAGAAAACAGATGTCTAAGTATACAGCCAAGTATGATAACGGAAACAAAACATCTTTTAACTCTGAAACAAAATACAAGTTTAACGAGGACGAAGTATTATTAATACTTAAGAATCATATTTTGGGAACATACGACCAACATTACAGTATGAATAAAATCCAGTCAACCGAGTTTATATTCGATGCTGGTCATGGCGAAGGGTTCTGCATAGGAAATATTATAAAATATGCACAACGTTATGGGAAGAAAGAAGGAAGAAACAAACAAGATTTATTAAAAATACTGCATTACGCAGTCATACTATTAGGGAGCGATAGTGAGAGTAAAGAAACACGAGAACTTGACGGAAGCGAATATTAGTAATGTTATTGAATTACTACAGGCAGAGAAGCCTATAACAAAGAAAGAGGCATGTAGTATATTAAACATTGCTTATAACACAACAAGATTAAATAATATTATAGCTGAATTTCGTGAAACAATGGATTTCCGTGCTATAAGAAAAGCCCAGAACAAGGGCAAAGGAGCAACAAAACAAGAGATTACTTCTACAGTAAAAATGTATTTAGATGGAAGTAATATTTCAGATATAGCTAAATCATTGTATCGTTCTCCAGCATTTATAAAAGGTATTATTGAGAGACTAGGAGTACCACAAAAACTCTCAATGACAGATTTTGAGGGCAGAAGAAACGCTATGTTACCAGACCAATGTGTAGCAGATGAGTTTGCCATTGAAGAAAGGGTTTGGGCAATTAAACAAAATTATCCTGCAATAGTGCAGAGAGAGTTAAAGCCTGAAACAGCAGAAGAAAGAGGGTATAAAGTCTATCTAGTGTATACAATAGAAGCTACACAAGATGATTTAAAAAATACATACTTCCCACATTTAAGTCATGCTGGTAAACAATACTGTTTAGCATCATACGAAATGGGAAGTTTAAAACACTTACAACAATATTTGTAAAGCAGTCTTAGACTGAAAAGGAAAAACATGGACATCATTTTAGCATTTTGGCTGAGTGGTTGGGTTATGATTATGTACAGGCTATTCATTCCTGCATTTCGTATATGCAAAGTGATAGACCCTCACAATATGGTGGTGCACACTAAATGGTTAACATTTGGAATAGTAGGCATTATGGCATTGTTGTTAGTGCCTTTACTTATGTACCCTACTTTAAGCAACAACAGAGAAAGATTCATAAAAGAATTTTGCACATCTTTATTAGGAAAAAATTAATATGTATAAAGGAAACATATGGGTGGAAGCCCTTGCTTCAAAATATGAAGCAGAAATAAAAATTGCAAAGGCAACGTTACAAGTATATTTTAAAAATTCTGTAGGAATTGGAGAACATTCTGATTTAATAGAAGAATTTGATAAACATATCGAAGCATTAGCTGCTGCAGAAGAAAAACTAGAAACACTTAGAAAAAACTTTACATGAAATTTATAGTCACAGGAGGTAGTGGATTTATTGGCTCACACTTAGTTAGTCTATTGAGAGATAGAGTAGCTCAAGAAGTAGTAATAGTCGATAAAATATCTAACCATTACAATTACATTAATCTAACTACAGGAGTTAGGCAGTTTCTTGCCGACATTTCTGACCCAGATATAATGATGAAAATTGTACAGAAAGACGATGTAGTCTTTCACTTGGCTGCACAACCTCATGTTGATTTGTCCTACGAAAAGCCTTTAGAAACTACTAAGTCAAATGTACTAGGAACGCAAAGCGTTCTTAATGCTTGCCAAAGAAATGAGGCAAAGAAACTTATAGTAATGAGTACTGATGAAGTGTACGGCTCAGTAGATAGTATTGATGATAATGCTAAACTAGACCCCACCAATCCTTACAGTGCTTCTAAAGCAGCAGCAGACATGATAGTAAACTCATATAAACATATGTATCCTGACATGTTCATAACTACTCTTAGGTCAAATAATATAATCGGACCTCGACAGTTCATTAGAAATATAGTACCTAGATTTGCTTTACAGGTTTTGACTGGTAGAGATATAACTTTACACGGTAAAGGAGAAGCAAAAAGAAGATATCTGTGGGTAGAAGATGCTGCAGAAGCTTTATGGTTACTTTATAAGAAGTCCGAAAATCATAAAATATATAACATTGGACACCCTGAAGTTATATCAAATCTAGACGTGGCTCAAAAAATAGTAGATTATCTAGGGAAAGGAAATATAGTATGTACTGAAGATAGAATTTACAATGATACTATCTATCCACATAATTCTATAGATATAGAACACGATTTAGGATGGAGACATACACTAAATCCCAGCGAGTCAATACCTCTTACTGTAGATTGGTATAAAGAAAATTTACAGTATTGGGAGCCGCACTACGGAATATTATGAAACAATCAATAATACTTACATCAAACAAGGGGAAGTCTATAGGAGTTATCTCAAATACTTTTGAAAGAGCTGCTTATTATTACTTACATGATTTAGATTATATAGGTTTTGATAATTGGTTATTGAAAGGCAGACTGAAGTTGCAGACAGATTTATATAAAGAATGTGACCACATGATAGAATTTAGTCATTGGCATGAAGATTTACATAAAAAGAAACTTTGGGTGGATGATGTATCTCAAGTAGAGTCTCGAAAGTATATAAGTGATTATAAGAGATGGTATACAATCAAAAGTATTAATCTCGTATCAGAGATGTTTAGAGAGGAGCTATTGAAGTATGGTTACAGGTATTAAAAAATTATGGAAATGGATTATCTTTCCTTACAAGAAGATAAAGGAAGAGATTCATTGGAGAAAAAGATTAAAGAGAGCTAAAAAGCTCAATCCATTTATATACGAAGAATGAGTCTAAAATTACATCAAGTTAAAAATTTATCCAACAAAGAGTATGATTGGTTTCCTATGGACACCGAAGGATTGTACGACGAACACATGGAACAAGAACCCACTGAACTTGCAAGAACAGGGTACGATAGAACAAATATAAAGTACACTTTCAATAGTGATGGATTCAGAAGTCCTGAATTTGAAGAAGGTGGAATTATGTTTATAGGATGTAGCGAAACTCTTGGAGTAGGTAGAGCTTGGGAAGACCAATGGACTACACTAATAGCAAACTCCCTCAAT